TCGGAAAATCAGTTAGTATACAAAGAACTAAATAAACAAAATACTGATATAAATAACAAAGAACTAAACCTTACAAAGGGGGAGGAGGTATTGGATTTGATTTTTGAGGAGGTTTGGACTTTTTACGGCAATAGTGCATCGAGGCAAGTCGGAAGCAAGAAGGATGCACGGGCCAAATTTATGCGCCTTAAATCAAACGAAATCGAATTGATTAGGGTTCACCTACCCAAGTTCGTTAAAAACCATTTGGAGGCAAAGAAAGCGGACTTTTTGCCCAATTTAACAACGTACTTAAACCAACGGCGTTTTCAGGATGAAAAATTGCCGTACGCCACGAATCAAGCCAAAGGCGATGACTTTTTAAATAAGTTTACAAATTAACAAGGGGCCGACATTTTGATTTTACAAAATAAAAAACAATATTTGCACAATGGAAACGAATTATATACTGGAAACCCCCGACATAGATTTGGCAATGGTCGTTAAGCGATTTTGCGATTTGTCGGAAATAGAACCACCGAGGCAAGGGGTGGAATTTATCGCATTGCTAAAATTAGGATTTGGGCGATACCCGTTTGAAACTTTAGAAAATGCCTTTACGCATTGGATGGTAAACAAAACGGATATACGACCCGTTAAGATTTGCAACATAAAGTGGATTAGTGACGTTTTAAACGATTATATTGAACGGAACGCACACACTATTAAAAAGAAACCAAAGTACCCGCAAATGGCCTTAGAATCCCCTAAGGAGGAACCCGTGGATTATATGAGCGTAGCCCGAAGGATGTTTGCAATAATTGAGGCGGACCATAAGGCAACCATATTTCCATCGGTTTTTGCCAGTGCTTGGGATTCATTGCCGCCAACGATAGTGGAGGAAACCGAATATTTGAGATATTTGGAACTTATTGAAAATCGGGAAGCGTATCAGGTAATAAGGTCCACAATGTTAATAGGCAAGCACAAAGTAAAGCGTGACAAATTAAATCAAGACATAATACAAAAGGCCGCTTCAATGATGGCATATTTAAAGCAACAATGTTAACACCAACAACGGATTTTTACGCCGAGTACTTAAAGATAAAGGCGAAAAGCACACGGGATTCTAATGCGCAAACCCGACAAATCGAAGCACTACAAAACGAACTTGCCACGCTCAGGGTTAAGCATCGTAAAGAGGTGGGCCAATTGCGGATGGAAATTATAAACCTAAGGCGGGATGAGATGACAAATTTTGATGCCCAGTACCTGATTGATTCCAAGCGTATGATATTTAAGGTGGCGGAATTTGTTGGGTGTTCATACGAGGACCTTATCGGTAAATGGCGAATGCGTGAGGTCGTTATTGCAAGGCATATTTTATTTCACTATTTCCGTTATAAAATGGGAATGAGATTAAACCAAATCGGGGTATTGTTTGAACGTGACCATTCAACGGTCATACACGGGGTTCGGAAGGTTCAAGAGTTTATCGACAACCCCAAGTATTACAAGCAAGAAAACATTTTAATAGATAAAATTTATGGAAAATAAACTAATTAATTTGGCCAATGCAGCATAATTCAGATTTTAAATATGATTTAGCGTTTGGCGTTGATGGTGAATTAGGATTTGCCGATTTAGTCAATAAAAGCGTAGAAGTAAAACGGGATAGAATTGCCCATAAAACTGGAAATGTATTTATTGAATACGAAAGTAGAAATAAGCCAAGTGGTATCTCAACAAGCACATCGGATTTTTATGCCTATTATATTTCAGACGTTTGCATTTTGATAAGCACGGAAAAACTAAAGCATATTTGCAGAAAGTATTTAAACACAACCAAGGACATAAAAGGCGGCGATAACAACACATCAAAAGGGATATTGCTGCCAGTAATAGAATTATTTAAATAACATACGGAGATAACAAATGAGCAACAAACCATTTTGATAACCAAATTAATAAAAATATGAGCATCAAAAAAAATAGTTGGAACGAACAACACTTGACCCAAGGGCGGATGGTAGCATTTCGCCCTAAATTATCCGACAACACACGAATCGGTCAGGTGGTCCATTGCGATGGCAAAACCGCAAAGGTGGAATTTGCCGAAGGCATCGAAGTAGTGTTGGCGGATGATTTGACACCTATTTTTAGCACCATAGCCCCGTGAGTGAAAGCAAATTGCAAATCGCAATGGTTAAATGGTTTAATTTTTTTTACCCGAAGCGTTATTTGATGGCTATTCCTAACGGCGGAAACCGTAGCCCGATTACTGGAGCCATATTAAAAGCCGAGGGCGTTCGTGCGGGTGTTGCTGACTTGTTTTTGATGGAAGCGGTTACCCCTTACAACGGACTTTGGATTGAGGTAAAATTGGAAAAGGGTCGGCAGTCCGACAAACAAAAGGAATTTGAGCAAATAGCAACGGATAAAGGGTATAAATATATAATTGTACGCACTATGGACCAATTTCGTGACGGGATTAATGAATATTTACAAAATAAAATATAACTTTGAAGTGTGCTAACAATCGAAGCAATTGCCGCCCGTCACTCCGAATGGATTAAGATGGCGAATTACTTAGGTAGCGATAGCCCCGAAGACGTGGTTCAGGAAATGTACCTTAAACTTTGCGAGGATATCGATATGGTTGCACGCATTGAGTACAAAAAAGGTGAGGTAAATAGTTGGTACATATTTTCGATACTGCGAAGTAAGATAGTTGATTCCCATCGCAAGACCAAACGGGAGTATTACGATGAAACTTTGTACGACCCGATTTTGCCGCCCGATGATAGCGAAAATGAATACGAGGAATTAATGATTGAGATAAAATTAACCATTGACAAAATGAGCGATTACGACCAAATGTTATTGGAACTGCATTTTGTTTATAAATTGTCGATGCGGGAAATTGAAAAACGCACGGGTATCCCTTTACATTCAATTTTTAACCGTTTGATGAATGCAAAAAATTTAATTAAATTCGAAAATAATGGAAAATATAAAAGTTACTGCGAAGCCATCGACCAAAAAGAGGCCATCGCAAGGCCTCGGCGATACGATAGCCAAGGTGACCAAGGCAACGGGTATTGAAAAGGTTGTTAAATTTATTGCGGGTGAGGATTGCGGATGCGATGAGCGAAAAGTAAAGTTAAACCAAATGTTTCCGTACGGAAAACAACCACTTTGTTTAACCGAAGTTGAGTTTCATTGGTTCCAAAATTACAAAAGCCAAAATGCAACGCATCTCACAAAAGATATGGCCGACCAAATTAGCCAAATATGGAGCCGTATATTTCAGGCGAGACGTATTTACCGACCTTGCACTTGCAACCCCCGTGAATGGTCTAAAATGGTAGAGGAAATAAATAAAGTTTACGAAACGTATGAGCATTAAAATAGTTGATATTGGGTTATTGAAACCTAACCCGTCAAATCCTCGCCACATAAAAGATGGTAAGTTCACCCAATTAGTTAAAAGTATTCGAAACTTTCCCGAAATGCTGAATTTGCGCCCGATTGTCGTGGATTCGGAATATGTGGTATTGGGCGGCAATATGCGGTTAAAGGCTTGTATTGAGGCGGGATTGACCGAAGTCCCTATAATTATAGCCAGTGAACTAACCAAGGAGCAACAAAGCGAATTTATTATAAAAGACAATGTTGGATTTGGTGAGTGGGATTGGGAGCAATTGGCAAACGAATGGGAGGTTGAGCAGTTATCCGATTGGGGGTTGGACATTCCGTTAGAGGTTTTTGATGAGGAGGATGAAAGCGAAACGCCTGATTCCCACACTAAAAATATTACCCTAACTTATTCAATAGAAGAGGCCGAGCGCATCGAAAACGAACTTTATAACATTGCATCGACTTTAGAACAAGCGATTCAAATATTACTGCAAAAATGAAAGCATATAGAAGCACATTAGACACCCTACCCGAAGATTTCACCCCCGTACTTGTATTTGAGGCGAATAGCGATGTGGCTTACGTTGGTTATTACCACGATGGCGATTGGTTTGAGGCACACACTGGCGAACCATTGGAACAAGTCACTTTATGGATGCCTATCCCTTTACTACCGTACCAATGAAAAAACATACCCAAATTTATTTTAAGCACTTTGGCTATGACAAAAGCGACACAATACTTTGTGAAGTCTGCGGAGCGGTTGCAAAGGATTTACACCACATCGAAGCCCGTGGAATGGGCGGTTCAAAGTATGCGGATAATATTGGGAATATAATGGCCCTATGTAGACCGTGCCACGATGAGTACGGCGATAAGAAGCAACACAAGGAAATGTTAACCCAAGTGCATTACCGAGTTTTAGGGATTGAGAAAGCAACGATAGCCGATGATGAGCAGCAATAGAATTATAGTGTTAATCGATGCGGTCGGTGCCGTGGAATACCATCGCTTGGCTATGCCTTTTGAATACATCAAGGAGCGGACTAAAATTACCTTTGCCATCCACGAAACCGAAATAAACGCCGTAGATTTTTCCGATTTTGACGTTTGCGTGGTATCCCGTTATTTGGTGAATATGGATAAACTACGGGAAGCAAAAGCAAAGGGATTAAAAATTATAGTTGATATTGATGATTACTGGAATGTACCAAAATACAACCCCGCTTATAAACTTTATAACGAAAAGGGCAAGAAGTCAGTAATTGAAAGCCTGAAATTAGCCGATATGGTTTGGTGTACCACTTGGCAACTTGCCGAAAAAGTAGCCGAGATAAATCCCAATGTACACATAATTCCAAATTACATTGATACAAGCGTGAACCAATGGAACGCAGTGGCAAAACACCCATTTACAATTGGATACGTTGGGGGATTTTCCCACCTCGAAGATTTAAAGTTATTAAGGGGGCAAATGGAAATCCTATGTACAAAATACAACGCCCGTTTTTTACTATGCGGTTACAAGCATTTAGACCCTTTGTATTTGGAAATGGAAAAGGCGGTTCACGATAGTAAGGATAGGCCCAATTGGTTTTGGGTTGCCGAGGCCACTAATGTTTTGCAGTACGGGAAATACTACGCTCATATTGATTTGGTGTTAGCCCCATTGACAAAAACCAATTTTAACCGACACAAAAGCGAATTAAAGATAGTTGAAGCCGCCGCTTACAAATTACCTATTGCCGTAAGTGATGTGGAGCCATACACCAACCACGCCCAAAATGAGGGGGTAACCTTTGTAAAGAACAACGATTGGGTAACCGCCGTTGGCGAGATGATTGAAAGTAAAAAATTAAAAGAGCAAGGGCAAAAGAATTTTGAATACTGCCAAATTCACCACAACATTGACACAATAAACCAAAAGCGAATAGAGTTATTACAAACAATTTAAAATTATGGAAAACTTTGAAAAAACCATCCGTGTGTTACAATCGGGCCACTTAGGCGATTTGATTTATTCATTGCCCTTTGTAAAACGTGCAGCGGAAATAAACCAAGCCAAGGTTATTTTTAATGTTGGGTTCAATGAAATATCAGGAACGCCAAACCATTCAAGTGGTAAATATTGTATCAATGAAACCACTTATAACTACATAAAGCCACTATTGGAATATCAAAGTTATATTGCCAATGTACAAAAGCACGATGGAAATTTGGTCAATTACAATTTCGACCAATTTCGAAGGCTTGGTTTAAATTTAGCCGCTGGGGATTTAAAGCGAAATCACGGTTATGTATATCCCGAATTGCAGCAAGATTTAAGCGGCCCATTTATTGAGGCACCAAAAGATGAACAATACAAGAATATTATCGTTGTTAATTTAACCGACCGTTACCGCAATCCTAAAGTGGATTATCGCATATTGGCAAATTATGATTTTGTTTTTGTCGGGTTGGACCACGAATACGATAATTTTTGTAAAATTCATTATATAAAGCCTGAACGGATAATTCTTGAAAATGCTTTGCAAACTGCAACCTTGCTAAATTCGTGTAAGTTATTTATCGGTAACCAATCATCGACTTTTGCAATTGCCGAAGGTTTAAAAATAAAAAGAATGTTGGAGGTCTTTAACCCTTGCCCGAATGTAATTCCTATGGGTGCAAATGGGTTTGATTATATAAACCAACACGGATTTGAAACGTTGTTAAATTTAATTGGAAAATAATTGGAAATTATGCCAAACCCCGAAAACTTAATACCACCCCCTGAATTTGGGGAAATTAGAAACCCAAACGGCCGACCAAAGGGAAGCAAGAACCGAAGCACCATTGCACGGAAATGGCTTGAAACAATGCAGAACGCAAAGAACCCAATAACTGGCATTGATGAGAACCTAAGCCAAGAAGATTTAATTACCTTGGCAATGATACACAAAGCCCGAAAGGGTGACGTGGCCGCATATAAACAATTAATGGATTCCACCTTTGGTATGCCAACGCAACCCATCGACCTACAAACCGAACGGCCTATTTTTAACGGCATTGATTTAGACATAAAAGAATGAGCAATACAAGCCCTGACCACTATGGTGGCGAAATAGAATGTATACAAGCCATCAAGGCTTCAATGTCAGCCCAACAATTTGTCGGATTCCTAAAAGGTAATGTTATGAAATACGTTTGGAGGTTTGACCGCAAGAACGGCGTGGAGGATTTGGAAAAAGCGAAAGTGTATTTGGATTGGTTAATTAAGACACAAGCGGAAATTTAATGCTACAAACCACCACCGCTCAAACCAAAATTGCACGGATGCGAAAGCGTGTCCGAATCGTGCGTGGTGGTACATCCAGTTCCAAGACGTTCAGCATTATTCCAATGCTTATAACCTATGCGGTAAAAACACCACGATGCGAGATATCGGTGGTGGCGGAATCTATCCCGCATTTGCGAAGGGGTGCGATTCGTGACTTTTTAAAGATTATGGAAATGGTTGGGATGTTTGTTCCTGACAAATGGAACAAGTCAAGTTTGACATACACTTTTAGCAATGATAGTTTTATTGAGTTTTTTAGTGCAGACCAACCCGACAAATTGCGAGGCGCAAGGCGTGACGTTTTATTTATCAATGAGTGCAATAACATCGAATGGGAAAGTTACTACCAATTAGCAATTCGAACCCGTAGGTTCATTTATTTGGATTACAACCCAGTTAGCGAATTTTGGGTGGATACCGAATTGAAATCCGACCCCGATTCCGAGATGGTAGTTTTAACTTACAAGGATAATGAGGCCCTTGATAAAAGCATAGTAAAGGAAATAGAAAAAGCAAAGGAAAAGGCAAAGACATCCGAATATTGGGCCAATTGGTGGCGAGTATACGGCTTGGGGGAAATAGGCAATTTAGAGGGGGTTGTATTCAGTAACTACCAATTAGTGGATAGTATTCCCGATGAGGCAAAGTTAATCGGTTACGGCTTGGATTTTGGTTATAGCAACGACCCGACCGCCTTGGTTGCGATTTACTTATTTAACGGCCAAAGGTACATCGACCAAATACTTTACCGCTCTGGTATGATGAACGGCGATATTGCAAAGCATATTGAAAGCGGGGTTATTTGTTATGCGGATAGTGCCGAGCCAAAAAGCATCGAGGAAATCCGAAGGTATGGCAAAACAATTCGAGGGGTTACCAAAGGCAAGGACTCGATTAATTACGGGATTCAGGTTATGCAAGAGCAAACCTATTTTATAACCAAGCGAAGCACCGACCTAATTAAAGAACTACGGGGTTACATTTGGGATAAGGACAAAAGCGGGAACACTATGAACCGACCCATCGGGGTGGACCACGCCTTAGATGCGTTCAGATACCACGAAATGGAAGCCATCGGGATTAAGAGAAATTTCGGGCAGTACGACGTGAGATAATTATTTTTAAATTATTTTCATTGCGTATTGCAAATATGCAAAATAGGTGTATATTTGTGGTATGCAAAACGGTAGCGATATGAATAACGGGTTTAAAAATACTAAGGAATGGTCTGCGCAAGACATTTTGAAAATGGCTAATAGCGGAGCGGTAAACACTGGCTCAAAATGGTACAGTACTGCAAAACAAGCAAATGCGCAATTTGGCGATAAGTACGAAAAAATTGAGATGGTTATGCAGTATATGACTTTTGCAAATGAGATAGAAGAAACCGAATGTTTCAGGTACTTAATAGAAAACGTAAAATGAAAAAGTTAGTTGATGTTATGGAGTTTTTCAAGGTGGAACGCCCACATTATAATTGTGTGCTTGTTGCCAAGTGTGGCGATATCCCTGAGCATTTATTATTTGATAACCCATTTCACGCGAGTATAGCGTGGGAAATGACTCACCACGATTATGGTTGTCGCTTTCCAAAGTGGGATAAGAAAGGCAGTAAATACGCAAAGGTTCAAAATATGCTTTTTAAAAAGGGAATGAAGGTCGAATTAAAAGACAAGATAGTTAAGCAGTATTGGAAAGATTAAGGGGCTTCACGGCCCTTTTTTTTTGCCCTTAAAACATTTGCATTTTTGGGCGTTATTTAAGTATGGAAATAACGATACCCACCCATCTAAGCGAAGTGCCGCTTTATCAAATGGTGGAATA